TTCTGCGTTGCTATATTTGCGTGTTGCAAACGCAACTTTCTTTTCAGGCTGAATTTCTTCAGCCATAATTTCAGCAGTCTCTGCCATTTTACTTCTCCTAGTTGGGGCCAACCGTAGCCACGTCGGGTGGGGGATCAGGTAGCCAACATATGTGTGGACTATTTTTTAGAAGCTAGTCCACCGCGCTTCATCTTCTTTTTAGTTTTGGGTTTTTTCTTTCCAGCTAAACCACCAGTGTTAAAATCATATTCATCTTCCATGCCCACAGGATCACCAGTATATGCTCCAGCGGTTCCAGATGAATCTGTCCTATATTCTTGCCCAGAAGAATCAGTTACAGTATAGCCGCCCGGATCATCATCATCGTCTCGCTGATATCCTTGACTTTCTCTATACTGTCTTTCTCTTTCTGCTGCGGCAATAGCCTCTTGTCTTTGTTTTTCTAGTGCTGCTTCAATGGCAGCTTGCCGACGCTTTTCATCAGCAATTTCCCTTGCTTTAGCTAGTTCAGATTCTCTAGCTTCTTTAGCCATTTTTTCTGCTTGGGCTTCCATAAAGTCGCGCTGTCGTTTTTCCAGAACTGCTTGCTCTAACCCATATTCATTTAGTTTAGCTTTTGCCTCTTCTGAACCTGACCCAAATTCTTTAATGGCAGATTTTAAGTCATTATATTCTGTTCCCGACATGGAAAATTCAATTTCTCCACGTTTAAAATTAACTGTAACATCTGCTGGCAACGGCTTACCGGACAAAAGACCAGCGGCAGTTCCCATTACTCCCAGTGCGCCGGGCATAAAGCCTTCAGGCATGTCAAATGAAACACCAAAAATTAAGTCTTTACCATCTTTTCCTGCGTCTTTAAATCCTAGACGCCCACCTCCGGGGCCATACATAGCCTCTTCTTGGCGGCGGCGTTCTTCATCTCCATCGCTCTCTTCTCTAACCGTTGTCGTTCCAACCGTTGTAGTTGATGTCTTAGGAACTACTTCTTTAGGTACGTAGTCTTCTTTGCGCACAAAACCTTCCGGTATTTGTGTTACACCCGGAATAAATGTAATTGTACGCTCTTCACCAGTTTCTTTGTTTACAATTGTAATTGTCTGCGGTGCCTGTCCTTCAGGCGCTGTCACAAACTCACTAGCAGTAGGAAGTGTCTGCGGTGGCTGATACACAGGCGTTGCTTGCTGTTCTGGACGTGCAATTGGTGCCATCTCAATTGGAGACGCGGCCATGCCTACTTGTGTTTGCCCAGCTTGGAACTGCGGTGCTTGGTATGTCACACCAGTTGTGGGATCATTTCCAAATACAACACCGCCTGTATTATACTCTTTTTCGTCACCCTTGTCAACATCTTCTGGACCATCAACAATAATAAGATCAGTCACTGTAAACGGAATATCATCAGGGATAGTGGCTTCATCTGCGTTTCCCATCTGCCCCATCTCTTCCATTAGTTTTAATCCCATCTTGGCTTCTTGTCGCATACGCATCAATTTTTCAAGGCCAATAAACCGAACTACATCAGCAGGAAATACAAACTCGCCTTCACTTAGTTGGGCAGGTATGTCATCCCTAACTTCTTTCTTTGTCGAACCGGGAGGTACTTCGTTGCCAGACACAGGGTCTGTTGTACCCCCGTCTTCTTCAAGCCCTCCTGTTGAAAATAGTTTCATTTGTTGTCGCATAGCAATTCCACCTTCTGCCATTGTAATATCAGGGTTCTCAGGATCAAAGTCTTTAGCCGTAAAAGACTTAACCTGTCGTGGGTCAAGCAGCATATAGCTGTCGTCACCCTTGCCTTCTTTCACATTTTTATACACGAATGAGTCGTAGCCATTGTCCGTAGCTATCTTCTTTACAGCCTCAAACCACGCTTTACGATCATCTATATTTTTAGTCGTATCCACATTACGACTTAAAAACTTTTCAGCCGTCAGTATTGCAGAACGCCAAACGTCCTCGTTAACACCTTCGGCAAACGCCTGTGGAGACATATACACAGTGCGCTCAAATTTACTATTCGGGTACAGCGTCATGCTAGGCATCTCTGTCCCAATAGGAATATTAAAAAAGCCTAGTTCAGTATTACTTGTAAAAGGGTCTGACAGTTCTTCAACCCAGTTCTGCGGACTTTTAAATGCGTTTAGATCAATAAGTCTTGCTGGTTTTAAATCATCTGACAAGCGCAGCGGCATGATAGACTTGCCAGCAAACGCCTGATCCAACTCTGTCTGACTAGCTTGACGTGCCATAGACTGCAGCATGATGCGGTCATTAGCAGAGCCTGTTGTGCCTACGTGAAAGCCAATATCTGCGCCGGGTGTCTCTGGCACCATTTTAGGAACACGGAGATTTTTAGCATCGCCAGTTGAATGAAACACCGCACGAGAAAAGCCGGTTTCGTTTGCACCTTGGATGATGGGTTTTTCTGCGGCACTCTTATCGGCTCGTTTAGGGTCTAATCGTAAAAAATCCTCATCTACAAACTCTAATTGATCAATACCAATTTCAGACATGACCCCTTCTTTATACATGCCTCTTAAGCCTCCTTGTGCGTCTATGGGGTCAACGTCTGCTTTCATCAAAGTAAGCAAATCAATTGTGTAATTTTGAGGAGGATATCGTTCAGCTAAAGCATTGCGAATTTCTTCTCTACTTTTACCCTCTGCCTGAAGGTTCTTGCTTAATCCATATCGTTCTTCAACAAGACGACTTTCGGCCTCACCAAAAGAGCGTTTATAATTTAAGTTAGCAAGCCTCTCTACTTTATTTAAATATTGTTGTTCCCGTTCATTTCTCACAACATCTTTAAATATATCAAACATCTTTCTTTCAAAAGACACATCTGGAGAAGATGTTCGTATTGCTTGATTAAACTTACTAAACCTATTGAGATCATAGGATATCAATTCAGCTTGATCACGACTTTCCCTAAAGTTAAGACCACTAAAATTTTCAAAGTCCTCAAATAATTTATTGTCATCAATAATAAAATCAAACATTGTGTACGAGTCTAACTTATCATACACTTTTGGGTTAGGGGCTTTTATTCCCTCTGCTAGTTCTACATAGCTACCAGTTTCTAGGTTTCGTACTAGAAACTCAATATAATCGTCAACAACAGTTACTATATCTTCATCAACAAGTGCAAGCCCCTCATCAGTTATATATTTATTTAGTGTTGTGAATGCTTGTTGATAATCTGCGTCTTTTTTTGCTTTAAGTTCCGCAAGTCGTCTGTCAAAATCTGATGCACTTTTAATTCGTGAAGCAACACCCGGCGATATTTCTTCTGCGGCTGGAGCCAACAAAAAACGAGAATTTGAGCCGCTTACAAATCCCTCTCTATTCTGCACTGCGTGTTGTACTTCATGTAATAAAGTCGCCATAAAAGTTTTTGGTGACTTCAACAAGTCTGAAGAAATTTCAATTTCATCTGATGATCTGTAATATGAAGCACCGCCGTAATAATTCGGGTCTGTCACAGGCTTGATTGTAACTTTTATATTTCTAATATCTTCTGGTGTTCTAAAATCTAAATTTACATTATCATAAAATTCTTCCGCATATGCATCAAATAAAGTAGGAAAATCCATCAATAAATTTAAACTTACTTGATCCCCCTCCTCTAATCTGTTAAGCACGGTAAGATTTTTAAAATTTTTGGTATTGCTTAAACGGTCCATCATAGAAACCGTATTACCATCTTTATCTATGATGGTATATGGCGCAGATTCCTCAAAAGAAACAAGTTTAGCCTCTTCAACAGGTAATTCTACTCTGTATTTTCCATCTTTTCCTACATATACACCAGTCTGTTTAAATAACTCTTCTTCCGTAAGTGGCTTTCCTTCGTTTTGAGCGTATTTTTTTCTTCTTTTGTAGTCAGTAATAGCACGACGACCATACGGTGTCTCTTGACCGATCATATTCGGTGATACAGAGGTATCGGGCAACTTTGGCGCTGTGTCAAACGCCTGATCAGTCTGGGTGGCTACAGATGGTGGGGTATCCGTTACGGTGGCAGGTGCCATGCCATCAAAGTCGTCACCACCGGGAGTTGACGTGCGAAACATATCACCTAGTTCTGATCCTATTTTACTAAGATTTTGACCGGCTTTGTCGCCATACTTAGATGCAATCTTAGCAAGACCTGACACAGCTTTGGTTACCCCTGACGCTGTGACGCCTGCCATTTCTCCTATAAACTCTGCAGGAGAGCCTTCTAAATTTATTGGCGTATTTTCGTTTATAAGTTTTACGGCGTTTTCACGACTGACGCCTTGATCAGATAGCGTTTCAAATAACTGTTCAATAGCACTGTATTGAATAGCCCCCGGCATCATCATCCGCTCGTCAGCAAGCGGTGGGAGCATAGCACCCATATCTACCACATCACCCGCTGCAACAACAGGCGCTGTGACAGAACCCTCAAGAATATCAAGAGGTGCTTTTTCTACGCGTTCTTTTGACTCTTCCAAAAGTTCAGGAGAAAACGGAGGAGTGTCCAAGTCCGGTATTTCTACCGGATCAATACGCTCAAACAAATCCATTTGTTCGTTTAAACTACGCACTATTTACTTCATCCCTAAGAGTTTTAAGTTTACGCAAAGTTGCAACTGATCCTTGCGACCTGTGCATTAAGATGTTATTATCTGCTTGCTCTAGTGCCTTGTGCTGTTGATCTATCAACGCATCAATATAATCATTGAAGGCCAGCCACTGGCGGTTGTTGTTGACCCACGGCTTCAGCTTGCTGAGTACCTGCTTGTCCATCATTACCTGTAAATCCCTGTTCACCCGGAACCGGAACTTGTCCGACTCCAATGTTTGCTCCACCTGCTCCTGTTGGGTCCATAGCATCTACGCCAGCGGGAGCATCTGGTGCGCCCTCTTGCGGTATAGGTGCCTGAAACTCTTTCATCAGTTCTGCTTGCAGTGCAGCTTCGTTCATATTGTTGGTTACTTTGTCGGGGTCAAGGTCCATCGACTTTGCGATTTCCCTAATAATAAATTGGAACTTTGCAAAGGGTGCAAGCACCGGATTACTTGCAACCTGCAAAAATTGCATTAGCCGCTGACTACGCACTTCCGTAGCCATAAGACTTTCTGTTCCTCTAGCTTTAATTTCCAAATCGCCTTTGATTTCGGGATCAAAGTCAAACTGCATATTAAACCGGAAAAATCCTTCGCCCAAAGGACGAAGAAGATAGTCATCTACGTTTTTAATAACTGTCTTAATGCTGCCACTAGCGGCATTCATAAGCATAGAAATGCCAGACGCAGTTCTGCCCACACCCATGACTCCCGTCTGACCATAGGAATAAGATGGAAGCCCTGTGCTTTCGTCAGCGAGGACACGAGCCTTGTCAAACAGCATCATGTTTTCTTGCGACACATTGGGGAACTTCGTGCCAAAAATAGCTTGTCCCGGTGCGCCACCCTGACGACGGAACACCTTGCCCGGATACAACGACAAGTCCTGTCCCGGCACCAGATTGGTTTCATCCACCTCTACAATCAGATTGCCTGACAGCACAGCGTTGTCCACAGCCATACGCATGAAGCCATTCATCAGCGTCTGCGTGTCGTCCATGTTCTCCGCGATACCCACGCCAAAGAAGCTATACGGGTTCAGTTCATACGGCGCAGCTACATACGGAATCTTAGCTGGCTTAAACGGATTGAGAACCATGCGCAAGAGCCGGTTGTTACAAATCCAGATGTTTGCCTGTAACTCGTCAAACTCTTTTAGTTCGTTGGGTATCTCTACACCATTTTCTTCTAGCATGTCAGTATCGACCATGCCCCAATATTCAAGCACCTCAAAACGATCAATGCCATGCTCTGGTGCATAGTCGGATAGATCATCTTCCCAATACTTTTTGTCGTAGTTTTCACCTAGACTAATTGCTTCATCAATTACTTGACTACGGAAGTATGGACGCTTTTTAAGATTGCGCAACTGTGTGCGCGACATCTTGTGCCGCTCAATAGCAAACTGCGCTTCATCCATATTGTTCGCATCAGGATCAGGATAAAAACTCCAAACTGATACATGCGCTACTTGTGGAATAGTTTTGAAAACAGGGTCGTATTCACCGTCAGAGTTCCAGTTAGGATACTCTTTATCTGTGGCAAACGGCCCTTTCATAATGCCTGTGCCAAACAGCGCCATCTCAAATGCGCTACTACGAAGGTTTTTGTTAGCGCCAGACTCTTCAAGCTGATCGTGGATTTTCTTTTCCATCTTTTTAGCTGCAATAAGTGCAGGACTAAATTCAATGGCAGTTGGTGTTTTACCCGGACCCTCTTTAAGTTTATTTTCTACTGGCTCTAGTTTGTTAGACAGTGCGCCCAGTTTTTCTTGCAGAGTCTTTTCTGTAGCGCCTTTAGGGAACTCTGCACCGTCTCCCATAAATCCGTAGGGGCTACTTAGTGCGGTGCTAGACTGTAGTTCTTCTGGCTCCTTTGGATCAAAGTGAACATCTGCTACCACGCCCTCTGGAAGTTCTGTAGGCTCAATAGATAGAGGAAATTTGTTGTTTGCAAACAAAACATCAACAATCTGACCATAAGCGGCCAGCGTTTTTGTTTTTGTTACTTTAATAAATACACGAGACTTTTCTGCCTCTGTAAATTGTACGTCTGGACCATACAGTCCACGATAATTACGATAGGCTCGTAGCCAGCGTTCTTCGTCCTGATAACGATAATCTTCTGCGCGACGGTACCGCTCAATGACAAAAGGAATAATGTTAGATACTTCTACGTCTTCTACAACGGTATCTTCTGCATCCTCTAACGCAATGGCGTCATCTTCAATCATAATTTCATCATCTGCCATTTACTTTTCCTTTAATATCCAAATGTGGCATCTGCTACTTGCATTCCACCTGCCGGTCTGCCCATCGGGTCGTAGTCGAAAATAGAGAACCGGGGTCGGGACATAATCCCATACCGTAGCGCGTCGTAAAGGTGGTCTTCAGACTTCGTGTCAACGTCCTCTGGATTTTTCTTATCCAAGGGGATGGACGGTAATTGACTGACGACATTTGTGCAGCTATTAAAAAATACAAGTCTTGGTTCCTCTGTAAACTCGTCCACTTGCAGACGCCTGTGTATTTCATTTTTACCCGCTACACGACTGCCTCTGCTGCGGTCAGACGGACGCCAACGGCATCCTTTGTTTATCATTTGCTCCGCAAGAGAAGGACCAGTATCGCCACGCTTGTGCCAAAGACTACTGTCCAAAACACCATACTTAATATTTCCATCTTCAGCTTCCAAATCTAATATCATATCGGCCAAGTCTGTCGCCAATACTTTACTGACGTACAACTCTCTATAGACGACAAGCTGTTCATCAGGCGCAACAGCAAACCAAAGAACACCAGAATAACTGCCGTAACCGTAGTCACATGAACGAAACTTGACCCAGTTGCTAGGGATATGGAAAGGCTCCACAACATGAATATCCCTATTAAACTCAGTAAACGCCGCGCCCTCTTTGATGTCCCAATCACCTTCAAGAAGCTGACGCCTTTGCTGTTCAGGAAGCGAGAGGAGCATGGCTTCGTAGTCTCCTGCATCCGCAAGGTATGGGTTATCAGAAAGTCTTGCCGGGATAAAGCGTCTCTTAAATAGAGGTTTTCCTGCTTTGCTATGCCCATAGGGATAGCGAAGAACTTCTCCTGTTTCAATGTCGGTTGCATCAAATGACCTATTATATGGTGCTGGGTCAATAAACATTTTCTTTACCCAGCCATGACCTCTACCGCCGGGGTTAGTTGTTGCCCTCATAAAGATGGGCAAATCAGGTGCAGTGGACCGTAGACGACTTCGCATGTAATTCCATGCATATGGTGTGGACCATTGTGTCAGTTCGTCAAAGCCTATCCAGCTAAACGCCAGACCCTGATAGCGCAAGACATCCTCATCCCTGTCTAGGTAGGACATCCACAATCTCGCGCCAGATGGCGCAGTCCACTGCATCTTCCTCTCTGACCATTTGATACCCGGCCAGATTTTTGGGTACAACTCTTGCGACTTGAAAATAAGTTCTCTTAATTCTTCAGTTGTGTGGCGAAGAAGTAGTCCACTAAATTGTGAATGACCCATATAGCGTAGAGGGTCTGCCAGCATAGCGTAAGACTTACCACCACCAGCACTACCACCATAAAGAACTTCTCGCTCACTCGCTGCTAGAAACTCTGTTTGCGGACCCGTGTTGGGTTTAAACAAAACATTAGCATGTTCTTCTACATCCACTGTTTCATACGAAACTGTTTCAGTTGGCTGCTTTTGCTCCGGTTCTTGCGCTTTCAATTTCTTTTGCTTTGGCAATCGCCGTTTCCGCATACTCTGCCCACTTGCGGATGCTTGCAACTTGTTTCTTACGCTGTCGTTCATGTGCTAACCGTTTCCTTAATCCCACATGTGAAATGTATCTACCGCTGTTAGTGCTTAACCAATTAGCGACCTGACGGTATGAATATTGGTTCACGTAGCTACGTGCTTTTTCTAACAAGTCCAGTTCAACTGGTATAGGGTCAAGAATGTCGGGGTCTTCTTCATTCTGCTTGTAACCAAATGGAACAGTTCTTGCAATACGTGGAATCTGTATCCATTCGTTTTCTTCTTTGATGTCGGTTGGCTGTGGCAGTTTCCACTTGCCTATACTTCTAGTCATCTTCTTCTACTGGTGCTTTAGGCGGCATGAGCATGACTCCACCGCTTGCTTCTACTTGCATTTTTTCTGTCTTGACCAGACCTACACGATCAAGCAGTTCTTTTGCTGCAACCATCTTATCGCGGATGCCAAGTTCAGTTGGATCATGCAGTGCGCCTGTCATAGCCATTGCAGCCTTCGGTGCATTCTGTGCCATGTACATCTGCGTAGCCTCAAGAATTTCTTCCTTCAGACCTTTCACAATCTCTGTTGTGGTTGTAGTATCAGAATACCCAGCCAGTTTTTTAGCTGATACCATATTGCCACCAGCTTCATCAAAAAGCACATTCAAGAATGCTTGTTGTTTTCCTGTTAGCTGTCTAGCCATTAAACTCTCCGTGGTGCATAGCATGAGCAAGTTTTGTACTACGCGATTTTACCTGATTTGCCCACCTGCTGTCAAGCATTTCTTTTGCCGCTACGTCAAATTTATTTTCACGTATAGCCGCCCACATTTTTTTGAACTTGCAAAGTCGTGGCACTCCAAGATTAAATGCCATGTCTACAAGTACAAGCTGACGTACAGCGTCCAAATCCTCTACGCAAGGATGCGCACGGAGGAGTTCTTCCTCGACAATCTGTACGTCATTCTGTGCGAGATACACAGCATCTGCTTCTGTGATGCCATCAGAATAAACATACTCAATACTTGGATAATCCATCCAATCCAGTTCATCCTTTGTGATACCCCGGTCATCCAGATTTCTTCCAATGCCAATTGTGTTGATGCCCAGAGTATCTTGGTACACGTCAAGCCGCATACCTTCGTGGGCAACTAACTTTTGCATCAAAAGGTCTTTATCATATTTCATTTTTCGTGTCCCATCCATACAGCAAAGGCACCTGTCATGGCACCCGTAACTACGCTAACCAGAGCCGCCTGTTCTGGGCTTGGGGAAGGTAGAGTCATAAACCACTCCACTACCCGCCAAGCCGATAGCGACATCATAAGCATCATCAAGCGTGGAAGTATCTTCCACTTGAGTATTCTTTCCATCGTTACTTCTGCCACGATTTTTCCTCGCCTGTTCTTCCGTTGTACGATCGTGCATACTCCACATCTGAAACTGGACTACCTTTTACCGAAGAATTTTGTAGCACTGCGTACACCAAAGCTGGCGGCAACAATAACACCAAGAGAGTATTGATACCACTGCGGCATAGCTTGAAGTTGCGCAAAACCATTAGCTACCACCTCTTCCATTCCGGGGATAAACGCTAGGATAAGCGGGATGCTGAACAGGATGGTCAGCCATTCATCTTTCCACGAAGACTGACTACCTTTAGCCATCTCCAAGTCCCAATCAATTTCACCCGTAGCCTTCTTTTCCATGATAACTGCTTCAGCACGTGCTTTAGCAACCTTGGCTTCGGTTTCTGCTTTTTTAGTTTCGACCTTTCCTTCAAGCCATGTTCCTGCTAGACTTGCTATCGGTGATATCAGTGCGGTCCACATTTTTCAGTTCCCATAATTTTTTCTTAATCAAATACACACGTTGTTCTATGTCAGGCTCCATGTCAGCCAAGCGCACCTCGCGTGGGTCGTTACCCGCCTCTGCGAAATCGTGCAGTCTTTTTAGCAATAGATTTAGGCTGGCGTACAAACTGTTTTCCCTTCCGTGTGCCTTCTCTTTTAGCCCTAGTTGTAGCAGCATACTCTGCGCTTGTCAAGGATTTAATCGCTTTCTCAGGTAAATACCTTTCACCTGTCTTGGCAGAGGGCTTGCCTGATTTAGTGCGCCACTTCTGCTTTGTCCAAGACTTGAGGCTGCGTTGTGATTTAGCTAATGCCATTATAGTCGTCCTTGTCCGTGTAGTATCAGCAGTACGATGCAAGCTAGAATAGTCAAACCTACAATAAGTAAAAAGGTAACGACGGCTATTTCAAACATCTGCTTACGTTTACGTCGTGCCGCCTCTTCTGCTTCTTTTCTGGCTACACGTGCCTTTGCCTGAAACCTTTGCCAATCGTGCCACAGACCGGGGCGACCTGTGTATATCATAATCTGTTTTAGCTGCTCTTCTTGTTCGCGTATCTGCTCAAGAGCCATAAACTCTTCTAGGTCAGAGCCACCGCCCTTTTTTATTGACTTGCGTTCTAGGTCTTGCTTTGCGCCAACGAACTTGGCAATTGCACTACCAGCAGCCGCAATGTCCTTACCGTTAGATACGGCCTGTTTGATAACTTGGAAAGCCGCATTTGCAGCCGCTAGTTCTGCCAGCATCAGTACACCTTCGTATCTTTATTTACCATCTTAGGTAAGCAGTAAGCAGTTATCTTTTTTCCCTGCTTATGTAATGTCTGTGCATACCACACACATTCGTTCAAGTCACGAAAGTACATGTCTTTGCTGACCAGCCTCTCGTCTTCTCCTATGCCAATATACACAAACAGGAGAAAGACGTGAATCATGGTTAGTTGCGGTAACCGCCTCCTGCTTTTTTATAAGCTGCCGCTGTCATTTGCGCTTTTCTCGCTGACCACTGACCCGGAGCGCCGCCCTTGCCACCAGCTTTAATTCTATTAAATATACGCTTTCTCAGTCCGGGCTTAGTATAGTTGCCAGCCTCGTTAACTCTACTCTTGCTCTTTGCCGCACCACCCGGCGCAAGTTTAAGCGTTCTAGTCGGTTTCTTTTTCGCCCTAGCTTGTGTGGTTTTCTTTTTTGCGGGGGCTTTTTTACGGACACGGATCATCTCCTACTCCTCTATAGTCTCTCTGCTTTGCCAGTATTCCTCGCCATAATCATGTAATATCTCTTCGCCTTTTTTTATTTCTTCAAGCGCATAGAACTTAACAAAGCGTTCATCTTCGTCCTCAATGTCCCACTCAGCGTTTGGACTTGCACTATGATTGTAGACCATAGCGAGGCCAAGCGGAATATAATACTCTTCGGCATCGACATAAGGAGTGTGAAACATATAATCATGGAGGACACACTCATCTCCCACGTCAGTATAATCCGCGACCAGATAAGGACACAACTCAATTGTATCTCCTTGAGCGTAGTCCTTATCCGCGAAAACACCAAGTCCATGTATTTCCGAATTTGCAACATATGGCATTACTTCTTCTTTTTAGCCATACCGCCGCGCATCATTTTCTTTTTAGGCATACCGCCACCGCGCATCTTTTTCATGCCCATGCCGCCGCCACGCATTTTGGTCATTCCACCGCCACGCATTTTCTTCTTAGCCATCTTCGCTTTTCCGTGCATTGCCATCTCTTAATCTCCTTCTGTCAAGCACTAACGCATCATAAACGTCTTCTGGAAAATGTTCGTAGTAATTAGACTTTTCCAGATATAAGGCTGCATCGTCCAGTTTAGAAAGTTTCTGCACAAAGACCATACAGTAGGACAGGCTGTCATCTGTCACGTCGTCATCGACAAGGAAATCAAGACCAGCCTCTGTTGCGTCATAGTCGGGATGAAACACCATAAGGTGCAAGTCAATTCCGGCTATAGACATCAACTCGTTCATGCCATCACAAACACCATCAATGTATTCCATGTCTGGCAAATCTTCATCAGCCCACACCACGATATCGTAGTCATGGCTGTCAAACTCACGGATAGCGTTCAGCAATCCGTCTATGCCCGTGTTAATACTAAACACCACTTTATCATCTGCCCATGCTTTTCTAGCATAGGGGCAAGGTGGTAGACCATTTAGTTTAGCATTCGGTATCTCTAAAAAGTCTCTGGACCACGTGCGGATATCACGCTCGACGGGATGCACGTTGCTTTGTCTTTCGCTTTTGGGCTTCAATAAATTTTCTATACACTGCCGCAGCGGCCTTTTTACCTGCCGCTCTAGCACGTTGTTCCATAGCAATCGCCGCTTGTGTCTGATGAGCATGTGATCTTCCAGACGCTTTAATTCTACGGACAGATGCTTCCGCATCTCTGACCGTAGCAAATTTAAGACCTTTAATGGTTCCTTTTGGGTTTTCATCTGTGTAAAGGTCACTATGCTTTTTTGACTTTGCGGGTTGCCCTTTTTTTCTTGGGACTCTTGGCGACACTTGGTAACAATCCTTTGCTTACGGCTCTTGCTCTCTCGCTAAAGCCCATCTTTTGTCCTGTGCGTATCTTACGACGTATTGTAGATAACTTGGCGACCATTATGCTTTACGCGCCGTCTTGGTCCGGGGAAAAGACCTGTTAGCCCGTGCAGTCTGGGTAGTCAAGTTTCTACGCCGGTTATCTCTAGGATTACCGTTTTTATGTGCGACATCTTTGCCAGCAACTTTCACCCCAGCTTTTTTAAGAGTATTTCTAGCTGCATTACGAGAGTTCCTGCGTTTTACTTGCGCAGGTTTACCGTGGTAATTAGCATACTCTTTTTTGTAGTTTCTCTTGTAACCGGGGCTGCTTGGCATGATTACTTTCCAAGAATCTTTTTCACCACGTCAGGACGAGTTTTACTTAGCGCACGAAGGCCGGGGTTAAGATTGTCTTTAACGAAAGCACCTTTGTTAAGATACATGTGTGGCTTGCCATTAGCCATACCACCCTTTGCCATTGTGGCTTGGCCGGATTCTTTTTTCTTGTACTTTGGGTCTTTCAGTATTGAAATGATTTTATCAGACGCCTCTTTTGTTCTCTCCGTCCGCGATTTTTTCTTAGTGCCTTTAGCCATAGCTGCCATAGACTCTTTAGTCTGACCTTCATATGGGTCTTTGCTCTTCGGCGCGTCTGCCGGAATCTTAATGGTTTGTCCAACCCGAATCATGTTTGCATTTTTAATGCTTGGGTTAGCGGCCATGATAGCTTTGATAGTCGTGCCTTTTGCTTTTGCAATCTGCGACAGTGTGTCACCACTCTTTACTTTTACGGAGCCACTTGTTGCCGGTGCCGGTTTTTTACCGGGTGTATCTTTACCGGGGTCTTTTCTAGGATCGGCTGCTTTAGCTTCCGGTAGTACTCCAAAACTTTTCAAATCAGCAGCCGTTGCTGGCCTACGAAGATCAGATTTTGGATTACGCAAATTAGCAGCAATAAGGCCACCCGTTGGTGACTTCGCTAAAGTGCCGTCGTCTTTTACACGAAAAAATTGATCGCCCTGTTTCATAAATAGTCGCGGTTTACCCCGCATACCCTGATACACAAAATAATTGTTAGCCATTAGTATTTCCCCTTTTTTGACTTTGGACTAGATTGTTTAGGTTTACCTGCCCCACCCCACAGGGTACGACACGCCCAATAACGAGCAGACAGGATGTCAGTGGCGGTGTCACACTTGTGCCTTGCTCTAAATGATTTACGGGCGGCAGCACTGTAGTTGTGTCCATAGCCCTTTGCACCGAAATGTATTAGTTTAACTTTGTCGCCCTTTTTTGCCAGCACCATTTTCTTCTTACCTTCACGATTAGAAGCAATAGGCTTGTTATAGCCGGGAAAAGTAATCCCACGATACTTTATGCTCATAGTCGCATACCTTTGAGTTCTGGCTCTTCGCATTTAAAATGAAAGTTTAAAGGCACAGGAAGTGTGTATGCTATACCCGCAACCATTTCTTGCACACGGGCGTAGCACTCTTCCTTGGTTTCATATGGACCTCGTGTGTCCTCTGCTGTGACACACTGATTAGGGTCTGCAATGCCAACGGCACAAAACAATACGATAGCTTCAAACATTTAGTCGTCCTCTGACCACCCTTCAGCCCTCATAGCGTCCTCTACATGCTTCAATGAAAAAGAACGTCCATAGTGTGCTTCAACTGCCTGTCGCACGTAGAAGACATCACTGTGAGGGATATGAAGACGGTCTAATGAATTGGTACGGATAGCATCATAGAATGCCTCTAGTACATTGTCTGTGTATAGTTTTACGGATTTCTTAGCCATTGTCAAGTAGTTTCTTTCTTTTTTACGAGAATGTACAATTATATGTAACATTGTAATGGTTTTTAACAAGTTTGTAAAGGCATTTTTAATGTGGCAATTTCATTGTTGTTTAGTTATACATAATTATACCAGAATAAAGCACCCCTGTCAACAGGTAAAATTGTCTCGCCATAAAAATACCTTATTGTTGCACAAAAAATAGGCACAATGCACAATCCTTGAGCATATAAATTTATCACTTTCCTCTGTGGTTAACACTAAATATACCTAATCTGTGTATTTATCCATGAATACGTACTGTACGGGGGGTACCGGCGCTGGCCGGGGTGCCTGTTCGGTCAATGGGTTAGTCGATCCTGCCGCCAGAATGCCGATTGACCATTGCCGATGCTAATTCTGCCAATGTTTTCAGTCTGTTATGCCCTATCTGACTACTATCTGATGCCCTATGCGAATAGATAGCGTATCAATTCCCATTGTCCCAAGTTGGGACAGTCACGAAAACGCCAGCAACCGGCAGTAAGCAATGGCGGTGCATGCCCTGTAACCGGCAGATTGCCTTGCCTTTTCACGAAATGAAAAAAAGTTATTGACGCCATTTCGCCAGTGTGCAATAACCATCTCATCAACTGGAAACGCGGTTGTTTCTAGTATCACTCTAACCAAGGATGGTTATTATGACTAAGCAAATCAACACGCTCGCTACACTGGACGCAAAACACGAGGCGCGCCTCAATAATATCCTGACTAACCAACGGGAGGCGGTGCTTTCCGAATGCCAGCAATTCAAAACTGATTGGGACAAAGTGTGGTCAACCCACAATGCGCGTATCCCCACAGAACGCGAGGCGGGCATTGCGGCACTGGAGGCAATGGGATATTGCCGCCAATTGCTGGAACGCGACGGGAAGAACCAACGCACCGCGTTTTTCTTCATTGCCGATAACGGTGAAACGTTTATGTCTCATGATTTTCGCGGCAAGAAAACGCGCACTGTTCGCGGTATCCCGTCAGCTATGAAGCCTAGCGCGCCGCGCCAACCAAAAGCGGCACCTACTGCAGAAACGCTCGCGGCAGAATGGAAGGCAATCGCTGACAAGCACGGTATCAACTTGAAGGATATCGCGGCGCAATGGCAGAAGACACTGCAAGCCGAACGCGCCGGATTTGCAGACGAGCGCAAGGCATCGTAACTGTCCCAACTTGGGACACTGACACAAACGACAGGGATTAGGCGTTCATCGCGCCTAGTCCCTTTTTTTGTCTGCCACTGACAAAAGTCAGATAGTAGTGGGGAGGGGTGGCTCAATATGCTAGATAGTAGTTGGGGGGAGGGGTGGGGTGATTTGGCACTATTGACATCGTTTTGGCAATGGGGTATGGTGGGGGATGCTTGGGAGAGTTGGGCAAAACATTGCATTTTCCAACTGTCCCAAGTTGGGACAATGAGCAAATAAACAGGAGTTGTTCATGGCTAAGAAATATTTCGGGTACGAAAGTCAGGTTCTTATACCTGTCGGGCGTTCCCTTTCATCGTCTATGGGTCGGGTTGTCTTGCACGAAGACAGGCGGCACATGGACTATCAACATCCGATTGTTCGGGAAGGAGCAATGATGAGTACACAAAATCTCAGGGCTTATGCTGAAGCTAAACAGCGAGAAGAGGACGCCAAGACTGTCGCCAAGCTGGATGACTTTCTTGAGTTCATGGATACCGATGTGTCCCAAGTTGGGACAGTCGTGAATGAGGTTGTGCCGTTTGATCGGGGAGGTATTGATGACTGATTCATATCGTTTGCCACATAATATCATCAAGCTACGTTTGCCTGATGGTCGCGTTGTGTCCATGATACAAGACCAAAGCAACGGTCAGGGCGGGGCTATGGGTTTTTACGGAGAAAGCGTAGAGGTGTGGGTTGATGGCGAACCTGATCCCGTGGGTCATCTGTCGTGGCAACAGCTAGTGGACTATGTGAGTGGTCTACAAGAGCATGAGGCAGATATTGACGATGATGACCTCGCTGATTGGGCCGCTGAAGATGAGGCTATCTTTCTTAATGAGGATAGGCTTAGACAAGGGAGACAACAATGATTAACAGGTATACTGACGATAATGCAAAGTTCCGTATGTCAGTTTATGAGGAACATAAACTAGATTGTTTGGGGTGTTGTGAGCCTATTGATTGGCCCACGTTCAAGAAACTGTGGACTAAGCACAATGGACAATGGATGGATGTGTTTCTTGAGGCAGCCAAACTGGCAGGGGGGACTGACTAATGACTATCAAACTACTTGCTTACTACGCTATAATTCTGGCTTACTGGACTTGTGGCGTACACCTATTGCACATGGACGACGCTTACTGGCCGCACTATGTATTCGGTGGGCTGTTCATGGGCTTTGCCGGGTTCCTACTCATACGAGAGGCATTCTGGCGCACTTGACATTATTGTGAAAATGTGTCATATTCGTATCCACAATGGCAATCAAACAGCAAAGGAGAAATGCCATGTTTATCAAAGTCAAAGCTACTAACCTTCTTAACGCTATCGCTGGCCGCAAGCCGTCTATTGATCGCACGAATGAGTATCTGTTCAATCGCAAGGGACAGTATTATGTCGGGCCGTCGGAGAGTGGCAAGTTTTTGCAGGTCAATGATGGCTTTCGTGTGCGGTACTACGGCAACCCGTTCTGGAACCTGTACCGTATCGTCTCAAAGAACGGTAACGACTTTGTGATCCATGAGGATCGTGGCTAACTGTCCCAACTTGGGACAATGGGGTGATGCAATGGTGTGTCACCCCAACTTCTATGGAGGTATGTTATGGAACAGCTACACGAGTTATTCCTTGTTAATTACACAACAACTAAGAGTGAGGACGAGGTGCAGCACTGGTCGTGCTTTGAGGCTACGCACTCTTTGTATGTCGCATCAGAGAGGGCAAAAGATTTGCGTGAGATGGGATACAGGGTTCGTGTTCAATCAATTCTTATCAACGAGTATGGGAAGGTAGAGGTATGACTTATCTTACAAACGAGCAGATGAACGACTTGGGGCGTTGGACTCCCGACATTGGTATGTTTTCTTTTGACAGGCCTATCAATGACACAGAACATCATGAGGGTTCGTGTGTTCATCGCACAGACTTTTGTAACGAGACTTGTTACAATGTCAAACTGTACAGGTTGTACCCCAACATGGCAAAGCGTGACGACAGGTGTGAGTCTATCTGGCAGACGATCAATCGTATCAACGCACCCAACATCAAGGCGTGGCTTGACCGCAAGCGTAATCAGACCAAGCGTGTGCGTCACATGACACGGGGCGAGGCTATAAAAGATTCGTCTGATGTGTATCGTGTGCGTGACATTGCCCTTGCCAATCCTGACACCATCTGGTGGATGCCCACACGGGCATGGCGCAGTCCCATGCTCAAGTTGATGATTGAGCAAGACTTGATGACGTTGCCCAACATGGCTGTCAACGCTTCGCTTGATCCATCCAACACACGCGAGGAGTGGGATATGCTCAAGCGTGACGGCTGGAATATCATGTTCTATGGTGACGATTCAGTGACACATGACCCAGACGGTGAGCGGTTGTTTGACTGCCCCAAGACGGGCAAGGGACTGAAGGGGCATTGTGGTATATGCAAGGCAGGTTGTTTCTCACAGCCTGTCATTGGCAAGCGTAAGTCTATCCTGTTACACCAACACTGATTGTCCCAAGTTGGGACAGAGGAGAATGTTATGATTGAATACAATACAAGAGTTCGTGTGTATTGGAACCTGCACAAAAAGTGTTACTCCGTCATGTCATGTAAGACAGGGCGTGTTATTGCCCACAAAGAGGCTTTGACATTGGCTGATGCCAAGTTTGTCATCCGTAAGTCGGGGCAAGACAGGGTGCGACGTGAGGGTAAGAAGAAT